CTCATATAATTCTATGAGCTCGCGCCGTTGTTTATCTGTTATATCGATATCATGCCTGTTGTGATTAATAGATATTTCAGCATTTGCGGCAGCTGTCCAGAGGCTTTTTTCTTCAGGATCTGTAAACATTTTGTCCACGTAATATCGTGGTAGTTTCTTTTTTGCGCCTCCTGGTACTGTAAGTAGTTTGCTGCCATTTGTTCTAAGATATTCTACTATCGTTTGTTTAACATAATTTACTCCGAGTCCATTACTCATTAATTGGAATTGTGGTTCTCGGCCGTGTTCGTCTACTTCGTCTGATCGTTTTCTTCTTAATCCTTTAAGTGCATATTTAGTTGTATAAAATATGCTTGCTTCTGTTACTGTTCCTATATGTATGTGGCCATGTTTCCATGCCTTTTGTACATACTTTTCGAACGGCTTTGGTAAGTTGAATACTATCGCATGGTAGTGCGGGCGTTCTGTTTTATCTCCATATTCGCCACAGGCGTAATACTTGATTTTTGTTTTGTTAGCGTGCTTCCGTAGCCTTTTCATAAAGTCTTGAAAGTCCTTTCGAACCAAACTATAACCACCTTCTGTGAAAGGTATACTTTCATCGTTATATGTTAGGGTCAGAAAGCACGCTGACTCGCTTGCGTTTAACTCCTTTCCTAGTCTAAAGCACCAGTCTATTTGTTTTTTGCGTAAGCATGGTACACAACGACCGCAGTTTACTACTCGCGTGATTGAACCGTCTGGCCCTTTTTGCTTTCGTCTTATGGTCATTGGTGTAAGGCACATACTAAGATAGTCTTATGCCTCCACGTGATAATCGAGCGTTGTTTATACCGCTGTTACGTTTCCGTCCTCGCTTGACTCGTTTTTTAAAGGCTCCGCCTCGTCTTTTTCCGTATCCCATTGTTCTGGATTTTGTTTTACATACCGCATGGTATCGTTAATATTACTTTTAATTTCTTCTAATTGACCTATTACAAATGTTAGGTTTGCGATTGTTGCGTTTCTTGTTTTACTCATCTTGTTTGTTTTTTAGTGATTAAGATTATTGTGGTTAGACTCCCATTGGGGTGCCATAGTAAGGTACTTTTCTTTGTGCAATAACGCTATTATATACGTGTGCTATTACTTGTTCATCATTATCTAACTGGGTAAATATACGATTTGATGGATCACATGCAATAAATGTACTGTTTAATGAAGGACGATTTGCAAACTTGCGTCCTAAGTGCCAGTAAGAAAGTGTGTCTTTCATTTGACCGGCTACTGTGTTTAATTCATGACGATATTCGTCATAGATTGGTAAATATCCAAATACATTGTTGTCTGCTGACGTTCCGTCCGCGTATACTTCTTTGTTTAATACTGGTTGTTCTCCAATATGTGCTAATAATGGTTGGAAATAATCGTAACGATCTGTTTTGCTGAATTTTGGTGCTACTCCTTGGAAGTATGTTGTGTCTGGTACAATATACATTAGTGCAAATATCCAACCGTGCTCTTGTGCATAGTATGATGCTTTGCGGCTTCCGCTCGCTGTAATGGCGTGTCCGCCCATTGTTCCGAGTGCTGATGCATCGTTACCTGATGTTGTTGTTTCGCTTGTTTGTAATACCTCGCTAAATTGAATTGTTGATACTGAGCCTCCGAATTCTTCGGGGCGTTGAAGTCGTGAATCTTGTGGTTTTACTCCGAAATGTGCTTGAATGTGTTCCGTGTAACGGTTACCTGTTCTTGCGTTAAGTTCTAACCATTTTTGAATTGCGAATGCTTCGCGTAATTGGTTAATTGTTGCTGCACTTGCATTAATTTGTGCTGGATCTACAAAGTGTGTGCCTGATACATCGAATTGTGGGCTAAATAATGATCCACCAACTATGTCTACCTCACCATTAACATTTTGATATGTAGAAGAATTTGGAATTACGTTACCGGCAGAGTCATATATTGAATTTGTTCCGTTGAAATTACCTTGACCCGCACCTATAAATGTTAAATCTACTAATCCGTTAGGACCTCCGCCTGTTGCGTTTAATACTGGTAATGTTACCTCTGGGCCTTTTTGTGTAAATGGTAATGAACTTGTAAATCTATCGTGTTGCCAAGCTACATCGCGTAATGTATATAATGCTTGATTACTTCCATTGTTACCGTCTGATAACCCTACTTGTATTTCTTGCTGTAAATTTTGGTCACGAAAATATTCGTTCCATATGTATTGATAATGTGCAAACGGCAATGCGTTTACTGTTTGTGCTACACCTGGTGTGTTTACACTTGTACTGATACCCATATAATCGCCAATTGTTGATGGCGCTCCTGTCATTGGTACTGTTGGGTGTACTGGTTCTGTTGTGTCTGTTACTGATTCTGGACCTGTAATAAAATCTTCCCAGTTGTTCCATACTAATCTGTTTGGGCTAAAAAAGTATCTTACTTTAACCTTTACATTATGCATTACTGGTGCTACTAATGGTAAGAATCGTGTTAGGTGACTTGTTTCTATTGTGAATTTGTCTCCTGGTAAAACGTCCATTGCCATTACTGGAATGATTTTTCCCATTTGCATTGTCATTCGCTTGTCGTGGCTTAAGTCGAATGTGTTGTACTTAGGGCGGTTGCCCATTGCTTTTGAATAATCCATTGTTATTTTTATTTTTGTTGTTATCTACTTGGTTGTCCGTATATATCTACTCCTTCTGTCCACATGTTTCGCCACATCTCACCCATTGGTAAAGATGCTGGTTGTGTTGTGTTCATTAAGAACATTTTTATTGTTTGCCAGATACCGGAATCTCTATCTATACCTACATCTATGAATGATTTTTTTAATTTATCAAACTCATAGTTTAAATTTTCCGCTTGTTTTCTTTGTCCAGCTGTTAAACCTGTTTTTTGTACTTGTGTATTATACTGTTCTACTTTGTTTAAGTAATCCTGTGTTAAATTTTGCAGCTGTAATTTTTGCTTTTCGGTTGCGTTGCTTTTATCTATTTCTTTAATAGCTAAATCTTGTATTGCTATTTTATTTGAAGTGCCTTGTCCTTCAGTTTTTGAAGATATAAAATCTTTTTCTGCTTTTACTTTTTCTGTGTCTTCTTTAATTTTTGCTACTTGTGCACTTTGTAATGCTAATTGTCCTAATTCGTAGCGTTCTGCTACTTTTCCTTGTGCACTCGGACTTGTTACGTTTCCGCCTGCTCCTGCTCCGCCTTTATACATTAGTGCTGGATTGAGTCCAGCAGCTTGCATACGTGCTTTTTGTTCTACAGGTGAGTTGTACTTTGCTTCTGCATCGAAACGTTCTTGCCAGAACTGTTTGTTTTGTTCGAATGCTCTGTCTTGTGCCTTTTTGTTTAACCTGTTTTGTAGTATCATGCTGCCGCCTGTTAGCGCAGCCGTTCCTAATATTGCTCCTATTGGCATGATATGTTAGTTTTTGTTTAATAATACTATAAACCCTTTTTCCTTCATTATATCATGAAGCTTGTTGTATTCGGGCATTACTATACAACCTTGACTATGTTCGGGTTTTGTTCCCTGGTGTATTAATATCTCTGATCTATTTGGTACATCTCTCAACCAGATAGCTGGTTTTCCGTTGCTTGATCTAAAGATTTTTGTATAAGCATACACACCTCGTGGTATTCTGCTTATGTTTTTTTTGTTGTCTTTCCATGGTAGCTCGATTGCATCGAACTCATGGTTTTTGACATAGACCTTGCTTTTTGTAGCGTTTTGGTATTCGTGGTCTATTTCTATTGTGACTACTCTGTAGTCGTCTGTTAATTGTAATAAAGCCTGTATTTGTGTGGTAAGTTGTCTGGTTTTCATGCTTTAATTGTTTTTTATTTTTTGTGTTGTTTCCACCTAACTCCCTTTTTTTTATCGCGTTCGTTTAAATCGTTCGCGTTTGTTTTTTGGTCGTTTTGGTGTCACTCCGCATATATATATCAAGTATAGTATATGCGGTTGTCGCTTTGCGACTTGCTAACGCACCCCTCTGGGGTTTGTTTGCTCATAAGATAACCCCAATTAATTGGGGCCATCTTATCGAGCCGTTTTAATTCCACTCTGGTACTTCTTGTGGAATTTTTCGATAACGTTCGCACGTTAATCTATGTAGGAGAATTCTCTCCCACTGTTTGAGTTGTTGTAGATCCTCCAGTTGTCGTATCTCCAGTTGGTTCTGTTGTTTCTGTTGCATCGGTGGTTACCTTTTTTGGATTAATAATACCTTTAATCTGTTCTTCTAGTGCAGCTCTTTTAATAGCTAGTTCTTCAAATGTTAAGTCTTTGTTATATGGCAATATTGCATCACCATAATAATGCTGCTTATCAAGGATAGCACCAGTAATCGGGTTAATACCTCGTACGTGATTCTCAAGAACCACACGAGGGTCTGTGTGCATGTCTGGCATTGTTGCCGACTTTTCTGTGTTGATTGATCCTTTGTCTTCTGGGACGTTGTTCCAGGATCTAAACTTTGCTTTCGCCATCTTTTTCTAATTTTTCCCATTCGTCTACTACGTACTTTACGAGTAGTATAATTTCCTTTAATATAAGGAAAATTGTTTTAATGTTTTTTGGTGTCATAATTTGTCACTGTTTAATCGGTCGCGTTTATTTCTATATTCATATAATTCTATAAGCTCGCGCCGTTGTTTATCTGTTATATCGATATCATGCCTGTTGTGATTAATAGATATTTCAGCATTTGCGGCAGCTGTCCAGAGGCTTTTTTCTTCAGGATCTGTAAACATTTTGTCCACGTAA